TTGCTCGTAGAAATCAAACGTAGGTTCGGAGTCAACGTAGATATTTGGGCGAGCGCCTCGATACAAAAAGCATTCGATACCAATGACTTATGGTATCCGCATACAGAGAAAGGTGCACCTAGTTTTCAGGGGCCGTGGTTAGAAGCTCACGAACACGATCTCCCGAAGATGATCGTTGAAGCTCGACGCATCAACAAAGCTCGGACGACATTTATCGAAGGCGCGATTTTAGAATACTCCCATAACGGTCGGATACATGCCGAAGCTCATCCTCTTAAAAATGATGGTGGCGGTACAGTAACAGGCAGGTTTAGTTACTCGAACCCAAACTTACAACAAGTGCCTGCTAGAGACCCAGAGATCGGTAAACTCATACGATCTTTATTTATCCCAGAAGAAGGTGCAACGTGGGGCGCGTTCGATTACTCGCAACAGGAACCTAGAATAACCGTACATTACGCCTCTCTACTCGGCCTAGAGGGCGCTACGGACGCCGTAAAAGCCTACTCGACCGAAGGGGCCGACTTCCACCAGATCGTTGCCGATATGGCAGGTATCCCTCGCAAACAAGCTAAGAATATAAATCTTGGGTTAACGTATGGCATGGGACAGCAAAAGCTGATCCGAGAGTTAGGTTTAGAACCAGACGAAGCTCTTAAACTGTTAGAAACATATCATCGCCGTGTGCCGTTTATACGAGGCTTACAATCAAGGTGTACTCGGATAGCGGAACAGCGCGGGTGTATTACGACACTCGGAGGTCGGAAATGTCATTTCGATTTGTGGGAGGCAGTCGGATTTTTACATGACGAAAAACAAGCTCCTTTACCACTACAAGAAGCTAAAGATAAATACGGAGATAATCTCAAACGATCGTTTACATATAAGGCACTAAATAAATTGATCCAGGGTTCAGCTGCTGATATGACGAAACTCGCGATGCGTGATCTGTGGAAAGAAGGATTAGTGCCGCATATACAAATACATGATGAACTCGACTACTCAATATTTAATCAAGAACAAGCAGAGATCGTGATCGATCGAATGGTAAATTGTGTAAAGATGCGAGTACCGTTAGTCGTAGATTACGAGTCTGGATCGAATTGGGGAGAAGCTGAATGAGAATACAAAGCCTAAGTCAAGAAGATATTCGACATTATGAAAAAACGTACAAGGATATTTACCAGCTTTACACTACTAAGACGATGACTATGAAAGCTATCGGTGACATATACGGGATTACGAAACAACGTGTATGGCAGATAATTAGAAAGATCGAAAAGGGAGATGGCGATTACTACTATCAACACCGTTCTAAGGGAGATTATCGTGAAGCTCAAGGATGAGCATTTTAATTTCCAATCGGAAGATTTAGATCTCAAAGTTATCTTCGAGACCTTACATATCTGGTTAGAAGATATGAGGGGTAGGCCAGAAGTCGATATGATGGATACATATCGAGCGATGGTATTCGTCGGATTAGTAAATTTTATTTACTTACATAATCTAACGCCAGAAGAAAGTGATGACTTTACAGACTTTTTCGTACGTTCTGCTCACGAACTTTTAGAAATATTCGGTGACCAACAAAGCGTTATGGAATCGTTTACAAAAGAAGGGGAGACGATGCACTAATGAAAATAACAAATCGAGAAATATTTACAGGCGCGGCGATCGGAGGATCGATCGTTATTTTTATATATGGACTGCAACTCGTTTTACATTTGATCTTATATGTCTGATGGCTAAAGAATCACAGCTCTGGACTCTGATTAAAGAGAACTTACCAAAAGATGCCCACGTTCAGCGGATCGAGACAGGATTAACAGGCAAAGGCGTACCAGATTTAAATTACTGTCAGAAAGGTAGAGAGATCTGGATCGAACTGAAATCGATCGACGGGAATAAATCACAGCTTAGCCCGTTTCAGATTGCATGGTTATACAACAGGACGAAAGCAGGCGGAAAATGTTTCGTACTGATTAGAAAGAAAAAAGAAATAAGATTGTTCCGGCCAAGAACTTTAGAACAGTATAAAGAGCTAAATTGGAACTCACCGTATATAACAGCAGTGACCGCACCATACGATTGGCCGCATTTATTTAGCAGCATATACCACGGATAGCTGTTCTCGCGCCTGTTCTCGCGCCTGTTGTTTTTATAATGGTTTTTTATAGTCGGCTAAAAAGCGGCGTTATAATTAAAGTAAGCGTGCTAAAAACGCGCCGTAACGCCGCGCCGTACTTATATATAGGGGCGCGGTTTTTAGAAAGTAAGAAAGGAGACCGTTATGGTTGCAGCAGTAGAGAGTATGGCCTGGACAGGCCAAGTACCGTGGCATAGGGAGGGTGTCGAAGTCGACAATAACCTTACGCCACACGAGATGATGGTAGCAGCTGGCCTTGATTGGACAGTTAGTAAGCGCCCTTTATATACGCTCGAGCATCCGCCCGAGACTTATAAGAAAGATGATGAGGGCAACCTTATTGTCGACAGCCTTACAGAGTACCCTGACCGCTTTAGTATCATGCGAGATACTGATAATCAAGCGTTAGGTACTTGTTCAGCTGATTACCAACCTATCCAAAACGAGCGTATCTTCGACTTCTTCCAGAAGTTTGCTAAACACGCTAAGATCACTATGGAGACCGCAGGTAGTTTACGTGACGGTAAAGATATTTTCGCACTAGCGCGGTTAAACGATAACTTTGCACTTCCAGGAGGCGACGAGCTACAACCTTTCGTTTTATTTCGTCAGCCACACGAGCCTGGATATGCGATGAATATTATGGATACCGAAATACGGGTCGTATGCAGTAATACGTTGCAGCTTGCTTTACGAGGAGCAAATATCGCCCAGTACAAAATGTCCCACCGTTTAGTGTTCGATGAGCTAAGAGAAGAACAAGCACTTAAAACTATGGGCGCTGTTTATGAGCGGCGTGCAGAGTTTAAGGAAGCGGCTGAGTTCTTAGCTAAAACCAAAGCTAAAGACGGTCAGGTTATAGAGTTCATCTCTAAACTTTACCAGCCTAAAATTTTGGAAGAGCACAAGCCCGAGGACGGCCCACTGCGTGACGGGTTTAGTAGCACTGCTAAAACAGTTTACGAGGCTCTCGCTACCGCGCCAGGAGCTGATCTTAAATCAGCACAAGGTACATGGTGGGGCGCAGTAAATGCGGTGACATTTGTGGAAGACCATAAGCGTACAGGTGATAACCGTGTATATAACGCGATGTTCGGAGACGCGTCTACCCGTAAAACCAAAGCGTTGAACTTAGCTATTGAATATGCGAAGGCGGCGTAGTGGGTAGAGTTGTCGATTTAAATAACGCAGTAGTTGTAGATAGAAAACTTATTAGCGAGCTATGGGTTTTACTTCACTCACTGAGTGATAAAGCCCTGCTATCTGGTTCGTTTGAGCATTTCCAAGATCTACAGGAGGAGGCGGCTAACGCCTCCCGCTGCATTGCAATAAAAATGCTACAACAAAACTGTGAGCCTTCCGCGAGGATTACAAGTTGTGGATTACTACCAAGTTTCGAAGAAGAAGGAGAAGTTAGTGTCTAATAGTAAATGGGACGATATATCGTTTGATGACGATATACCGTTACCAACAGATGTTCGTAGCTCGGATAAATATCCATGGGCTAAATTTCCACCACCAAACCCTAAGACGGGTCAAGCAAGATCATTTGCTTTTACCCCAGATAACGATGGTATTGATACATCGAAGCGGTTAAAAAATCGGATCGACCAGTCGCTACGCACGTTTATTAAGGGTAAAGAACCAACGTGGAGATTTATCTCTCGAGTAAAACTAGAGAACGACGAGAGCGTTGTTCGAGTATGGAGGTTAGCCGATGAAAATGCCGACGCTTAAATTGCCAGAAGATATGATCCAGCTGCAAGCCGAGCTAACGATCATTATGCAGGAGAGTCTACGCATTGCAGAGCGTTGCGATAACCTGTTAGAAACTGTGCTTAAAGTCGACGGACAAACAGAAATGTTTGATACTGGCGAACCAACGTCGGCCTATGTTAATCAAGACCGATAGTTTATTTAGTGCTTTACTTCCGCTTTACGCTGTAGTAAGATGCGCTACATACTGGTAAAAACCAGTTAGAAAGTATAACGTCATCATAGAAAGGAGAATGACATGGCGACAGCCAAAAAAGCCGCAGCCCCCGCTGCACCAAAGAAAGCTGCCCCTGCGAAAAAAGCACCAGCTAAAAAGCCAACTATCTCAGTAGCTAACGTGCCGATATCAAAAGCACCTGCTACGAAAGGTCGTGGACGTAGCCAGCAAAACTGGTCGTACACTGGCAAGAAGCTGTCGGAGACGACTAAAACTACCCCGCAGTTTCGTGGGTTAGTTGAAGGTTTGGAAGAAGGTCGAGAGCAGGGTAAGTGGAAAACACCGTTTACGATGAAAGACTTAGTCGACTACTGTGTCGTCGAAGGTTTTGTTTCGATGCCTAATACGAAAAACGAAAGTAAACAGAAAGCGAGGATTATCGCGGTTTACAGACCTTTTCTCGTTTCTGAAGGCTACATTACGGATGTTGCTTAATAACACCGGTCAAGGGGCTTCGGCCCCTTCGACCATAGGAGAAAGTAGAATGGAAGAACCGAAAAAGATAGCGCCAGCACCAGCGAAAAAATGGTCTCAAACCCGCATTATTTATGATGCGTTAGATACGTTAGGTGGTCGGGCGACTAAAAAACAGTTGTTCGCACAAACTAAATTAATCTGGCATAAATATCGTAACGATCGACCGCACCATACGATAGGAGAGTTCAATAGAACATTAAATTCTGTTGTGAGCCAAGGGTATTTACAAAGACTTAGTCAAAAGAAGGGAGTGGATTTAAACTGCGATTTTATATTCGCGAGTTATGAACACTTCAAAAAAAGACAGCTTACTACTATAACTGCTCGAGCTATTTATACATTAGCGAGAGTCGAAAACGGTGAGCAAGAAGTCTCTGAAAAAACTCGTCTCAAATTAGAGTCGACAATAGATAACCCTGAGTCGTTTATACCAGCCCCTCGGATATATGGAGAAAGTTTAGATCTCAGCAAAGTGTTGAGAAGTCGGTCGGAAGAACCAGAACCAGAGCCAGATACTAAACCGAAACCGAAACCGAAACCCGAGCTAGACGCGCCGACGAATATGGAAGAGTTGTTAGCCGCCGCAGAAAAGATTGTAGCTCGACAACAACCGTCACCACATAACCCACCTGTTACAAAATTAGAAGTACCCGTTGTTCCTGCGATTGTAGGAATAGGAGTGACGGGATTAGTTTTAGGAGCAGTGATTTGCTTAGGAATAATCGCTTTATCCTGGTAGTGTTTTTATAATGGTTTTTTATAGTCCCCTTATTCGGGGGGCTATAATTAACGTAGGGCGGTAAAAAATACCGCCGATTAGAAAGGAGAATGTATGGGACTTATTACACCTGTCGAAAAGCTAGAGCAGCTTTCACCAACGCCCGAACAAGACGAAGCACTTGTAAAAGTGTTCGAACAACAGGTGCTGGATAGTCAGCACCCAGACTTTAAATATATGACGTTTACCGATTGGATCGTTAAACACGTGTCGAAAGCGAACTATGACGATTGTATTATCGCTAAAGTTCCGAACCCACTCGCCCCAGAGTTAGGTATCGAAACTGACGGGTATACCCACTCATGAGTGCGGTAATTATAGATGACGGTACGATGGATACCGTCGTAGAGTATGACGGTATGCGTAAGCGATATAGCACTACATACCGTTCTTTATTTGATTCGGAGGAAGAGTTTTTAGATGCAGCGTTTAAAGATTTTTATGACGACCAAACTGATCAACTTGAAGCAGCGTATGACTCGTTACCGCGAGACATCACGCTCTGCTACAACGATGATTGTCGTTGTTGGAAAACCTCCAACCCAGATCTCGAGGGATACGCAACAGTAAAATGTTTACTCGGGTGTAAAGATTATAAAGTGCTCTACAAAGAGTTACCAAAGATTACGGATGCGATGTGGAACAGGTTACAACTGGAAGCATCAGATTCATGATTTGTGGTGGGGGACATACAACTCAGGCGACTGGTAGCGTCAGGGTGTTTTCCTCTCTCCAGCAGGAGAGTTATGAGAAATAGGTTCGATGAAGTGCAGGCCCCCAGCGGCGACAGCACGGACGTCGTTTTTGAACTTGCCAATTGAACCAACTACCAGACTTTACTTAACTAGAAAGGAGAAAGTTATGTCAGAAGACATAAACGAATGCGTCCTATGTGGCGACGAGATCGATGTCCAAGCGAACGGTTGGGCACATGGTCATAACGCGCAGCCATTAGCTGACGGACAATGTTGCAGTAGTTGTAACACATTAGTAATTATCGCTCGGATGCGACAAGCACGAGAGTATGCAGAGGAGGCCGTATCGTGATCGATATCGACCGCGCACGCGAGTTAAGTGATGCTCGAGAGATCGAACGTATCCACGGCGGCCCAGAAGCTGAACCAAGTATCTGGAGAGTGGACGTAAGATTTTATTTGAGAGCTTACGATAAAGATGATGCGTTACAGCGTTTGATAGACGAAGTTTTACCAGATGCCGTGACGGATAAATCTGACCCACAGAAGATTGAGTGGGAGTATGTCGATAGCGAAGAATGGGAACTACTAGAATAAACGCCTGTTGTTTTATTAGTGGTTTTTTATAGTCGCCGTATTCGGCGGGTTATAATTAATTAAGGGCGCGGGTAGCCGCGCCCGATTATTTACTAGAAAGAAGAAGGAGGCATAGATGCCATTAGCAGATTCAGATGTAAACGATGTGTTACAAGAGTATGTCGAAAAGCACCTCGGATTTAGCTCCGATATTGCTCGCCATTTAGTGCTTTTAGCCGAAGCGAGTGCTATACACGTCGCAAGTTTCCGCGAGATAGACCAGACCGCTGACTTAAATTTCCCAGAGGTTAAGGCTCTCGCCCAAATTTATACCCATATCGACCCACGTCGTAAAACGATATTTAGTGATAGGGAGTCGGGACAGGCTTACGACGAGACTAAGTTTCGTGCTTTTTACCGCTGGTTAGACAAGAAAGCCGAAACTAACGAGTACGGTAACGGACGTAAGATTGCGTTACGCGACGCGCTAGTCGGCACCGACGCTTACGATAGAGCGTTCCCGAAAGCCGTACCTGTTGCGATTAAAGACGACGATGACTACGTCGACGAGGATCGGTGCGAAGCAGATTATGCAGAGGAGTATGTTCGCGATGCCTAAGCGTTACAAGATGCTTCGTAACACTAAACCAAAACAGCGGCCATTCGTGCCGCTAAAACCACGGGAGCCTCGACCAGAGGCTCTTCGTGAGATTAATTACCCATCCCGACCAGTAACTATGGATTGCACTAGCCGCCGTGATGATCGACCCGCTACTCGAGCGACGATCGCACCAGCGTATAACAAAGGAGCGTATCAGGTTATTCCTGAGTCGGATATTGAACACATCGGAAAGTAGAAAGGAGACGATATGTATTGGATAAGCAAGAAAGATCAAGGGCTTGGTATAGCCCTAGGAAGGAAGCGTTTACGCGATTTTAAACCAGAGGAAGGATGCGAATATTACGTTCGCACTAGCAGAAAGTCGCCAGACTTTTGTGATTTTGTACCTGTTTACATCGGCAAAAATGGCAAGCTCGTTAAGACTGATACAGCCTCGACAGGGTGGTTTTGATATGAGAAACGAAAATAACGAAACGCCACTCGACGTAGCTCGAGATAAAGTACTTACGAATATGGCCTGGGATATCAAAGCAGACCACGCCGATCTTGATGAGAATACGAGCGCGTTTGATAAACAAGTGCTACGTCATCAGATTAAAGAGTACGAAAAATTAGTTGACCGCTATAAACACGATACCGACGGGACAATAGAAAGATTAACTTTTTAATCCGTCCCGCTAGTGGTTTTTTAGTGGTTTTTTATAATCGCGCTATTCGGCGCGGTATAATAAAAATACGGGCGGGTAAAACCGCCCCGAATACGGTTTACCAAAAGAAAGGAGAAAGAAATGGGTAGATCATTAAATGTGATTGCAGCCGATATCGAAAACGATTGGCAAGAAAAAGTAAGCGCCGGAGCGCGACCTTACTTAGACGCCATGCACTTTTTGATTGACACTAACGACCGCTTCGGAGTAGATAGCGGCGATTCGATTGTCCGTTACTTTTTAAGTAACGCGACTACTTGGCGCGGCCAAGTAGCACGAAGCATTAAGGCCGAATTAAACGCCTTAATTAAATAACCCGATAGAAAGGAGAAATACCATCACCACTAAACTTAAAACCCAAAACGATCTTCCACGGGAGACCGTTACCCATAAGACGACGTTAAAAACGATCGCCAGTGACATTAACAAACTGATCGCGCCTATCCAAGAGATATGCGAGTGGAGTGAAGAACCAGACGGGTTTAACAGTATCCAAGCGCATTACATTAAAGCTAGGCACCTAGATAAGTTTTACGAAGCGGGTACTAGCGAAGGTAGTTACGTTACAGATTATTGTTACGAAACAAAAACGTATACCCCTGTATTACGACGGTGGTTTACCGATTCGACTAGGTGGTGTTACGACGACGATATACCGCCTAACGAAGACCGTGATAATTACTATAGAACGCCATTAGCTTGGTACGACGATCCGTCACGAGAAATAACTTACGACCGTGAGTTAGATAACTTCGGGATGATAGAAGTCGATTTGCAATTTGGTGAGACTATGTCGGTAGGCGTATTAGTTTCGACTGCGGCGGGGTTACATAATTTGAAATACCGTAACCCAGATTTGTACCGTGGCCTGACCCAGTTAGCGGATGGCAATTTAGCTACGCATTACCGCTCATGGGAAGGGTTATACGAAATACCTACGACGACCCATTGGTCAGAACGTAAACGTGACGAGAAAGGTTTCGTGACGGACGATTCGGGTTGGATAGACCACCAAGATAATAATATAGTTTGGTGGTTTTACGAATACGGTATGAATGGTTTACACCTACAGTCATGGGAACGTAGTTTGTACCATATGATTAGGGGTACGCAGCCTCGACCGGCACGGGAAGAGGAATACTATCAAAATAACGTAAGTGACCACAAGAGGTGGGATGCGTTACTACATAGCTCGCACGAACAAGGCGGTAGAGTAGATGTGCATCACGATCTTATTAACCCGTTACTACGGGAAGTAGATCTCGAGACGATCTTACGATACAAGCTATACAACGCATTAAAGGTATAGACCGTAACCGCGCCCCGAAAGGGGCGCTTTACTTTAGAAAGGAGAAAGTATGGATATTAAAGAAGCGATGAAGATCGTAGCCGAGCAAGTGATTGTTAAAGGCGACGAGCGGATCGAAGAAGCTCTACGAACAGTAGAGTTGGAATTAGGTTTGAAACCAATCGTTAGCCACGGTAATGGGGAACCGTTCCATTATGTACGGGAGTGGCGTGGGCCAGGCCCATACAATAAACTTTACCAGTTAGCTCGTGATATGGTTTACGACAAATTAACGACTGAAGATTCCTTTAGGGACTGGTTACAAAAACATACAGTGATAGACCATTTCGAAGGGGCTATTATGATACGACGGACTCAAGAAGAGGAACATAATGATGGGATAGAGTTCCATGATTACGTTAAAGTTATTTATGAAGACGGTGATACGGCACAAACCGATTACCGCTATTTCGAAGAGCTTTTACAACTGCCTTTGAGCGTGAGAGAAGGCCACGCCGAAACCGTTTAAACTTACCATAGAAAGGAGAAAGTATGTCTGAAGTACACGAAGTAGGAATAAGACTCGAAGGTCAAGACCTTATAGATTATTTCCTCGACGATAATTTTTGGTGTAACGAGCTAGATTGGAATGGGATCGTAGAACCAGATGCACATGCATTTTTTAAACTGAACTCGGGCGAGATACCTTACGAACCAGAAGCGTTAACACTAGATTTTTGTAACTTCCCAGGAGTTGAGAACGTAGAACACAAGTTCTTTACACCACATATCCACGTGATTACATTTACTTACAAGAACAAAGCTCACTTGTTTACCATTTGGGATTTTTCACACGCAAGGTTTTATGAAGCTAAGAGATGGCCATTAGAACCTTGGTAAGAATAGCACCTACCACTAACTGCGATTAGCCCGCCTCGAGCGGGCTTTTTTGTGCCTATCGAAACGATTAGGAATATCACTGATATTGTCTATTTAGAAAAAAAACTTTTTTAAAAAAAATTAACAGAATTGACTAATAGAGTAATAGAAGTAATAGATTGAGGAAAGAATGCAATAGATACGAGGGACAGGGGCCGTGGTTAGTCTGATCGAGAAGTAATAGAAACTATGAGTTCTATTAGTTTGAGAACAGAGAATAGATGTGAGAGGCCGCGAGCGAAAGTTTTACTTTTTATAAATAATATTATTTTCTAGAATAAAGAAGACACTCCACCAGCCCTCGGATTCATTGATGAAAGACCTACAGTACACTGCGATGCTGCCTGCTGACGACGGGAATGGGTATATCGACCCCGATGGTAAGAGATGGCAACCGCTAAACCCAAAGCAAAAGAAGTTCGCTCGAGAGTATCTCAAAGGACAGAATGCAACGGAAGCAGCGGTAAAAGCAGGGTATACAAAGAATCGAGCCGCAGCTAAACGCCAAGGCAGTGTGTTACTGAATCACAACCCACTTCTCAGAAACTATCTGATCGACCAAGAGATTAAGGAGGCGGAGAGGGATAGAGTTTCGATGGAGGGCCACCTCACCGCGCTCCACGACCTGAGGGAAGAGGCACGGGAGCAGGGGCAAATCAACGCAGCGATCACGGCTGAGATCCACAGAGGCAAGGTCGGAGGACTTTACATCGATCGACGTGAAGTACTGACTGCAAAGATCGACTCACTATCAAAGGATCAGCTGATCGATCGACTCGGTCAACTGATTATGAAACGATCGCCTCAGACGATCGAAGGACAGATTACCAATCGGATCGGATCGATCGAGAGAGAAAAGGAACCAGTGGAACGGTAGGGCACCCGCCCACCCACCCGACTTGATCGAAGCGAATCGGATCGGATCGAAAAGAATGGATCGGATCGGATCGGATCGGAT